GAAAAACAACGCCTAAAATTCAGGATTGGGGCGATTTCATTGAATCAATTAAATGTTAACGTATGCCGGCATTTTGTTTGCTACCAAAAGTAGCTGAAAAATTTAAACAAGGAATGATCTCAGGAGAGATTGACCCGATGAAACTAGCAGCTATGACTTCTGCGGAACGTCGTGCGTTTTTTGCTAAATGGGTCGGAGAAAGTAACGCTAAACCAGTTAATGCTTTATTCGAAAGTAAAATGATTCTTAAAAATCAGCAAATCGGATATGTTAATTGGGCTAAAAGAATTGTTGGTATTAGCAAGGAAACTCGCAGAGATTTAATCGCTCGTATTGAACGACTTGATCGTGTTTTAAGTCCAAAAGAAGAAGAAGCGTTTTTGAACGATCTTGTTGATAAGAGATTGGGAACAGATGTAACTTTTGAAGAAGCACAAGGTATTGCCGATTATTATAAAAAGGTTGCCGAATTGAAAGAAAAGATTCCTGATAATTCCCCAGTCCGTAGTCCTGAAAGAATAGAGTATGGAACTGCATTGGCAAAATTGAAAGATTATTTTGCAGATTTAAAATTGGCGAATAAAGACAGAATGAGCCTTGCAGAAAGAGTATCATTTCCAGTTAAGCATCCAATTCAGACAATAGAGGGTGCGGCTGGTATTGCTAAGTCAATTGTAGCTTCATTGGATAATAGTTTCTTTGGTCGCCAAGGTATTAAGATGTTATATAGTCATCCGACAGTTTGGTCAAAGAACTTTGCTAAATCATGGCTAGATCTCGGTAAGCAAGCTCTCGCTAAGGGTAAGTGGTACAAATCAGGAGATGACGCTGTTATGACTGCGGTAAAAGCAGATATATTATCACGTCCTAATGCTTTAAATGGAAAATACGGAGTCGGAGGTTATGGTTTAGATGTTAATACAGAAGAAGCCTTTCCATCCGCTTTTCCTGAAAAGATCCCTTTACTTGGTCGTTTATTTAAAGCGTCCGAAGTTGCTTATAATGCAGGTGCATTAAGAATGAGAGCTGACTATGCAGATCTCTTAATCAAAAGAGCTGAACAAGCAGGATTAAATATGCTTGATAAAACTGACGCAGAGGGAGTAGCTCAGGTTGTAAGTTCTTTAACTGGTAGAGGAAAAGTTAATTTAACTCCAAACCAATCAAAATTTGTAAACTCAGCAATCTTTTCGATTAAATATTTGAAATCCAACTATGATGTTTTAACTCAACCAATTGGAAGAGGGCAAACTTCTGGTAATGCGTTTGCTAAAAAAGAGGCTGCGAAAAATTTGTTAAAAATCATTATCAGTATCGGTACGATAATGGCTATTCAAGAACTCATAAAACCCGGCAGCAGCGAATTTGATCCAAGGGGAACTAATTTTGGTCGTATTAAGGCTGGTAAATATCATATTGATATTTCTGGTGGACTTACATCTTTAGTAACTTTGGCGTCCAGAATTGTACCAACTTATCATGATGGTCAGTGGGGGTTTTGGTCTAAAAATTCCAATGGTGAATACACTAAATTGAATGCAAAGAACAAAGATGGCACACCTAAATTCGGTACACGTCGAGCTTTTGATGTATTAATCGATTTTATAACTGGTAAAACTTCTCCAATTGCTAGTGTTGCAGTTGATGTATATAAAGGATCTAACTTTGAGGGTGAAACCCCAACTGTAAAGAATGAGTTGCCTAAAGTTACAGCTCCATTGACTCCTGTAAGTGGATGGGAAAGGTTTAAAAAAGATCCGGCTTATGCTTGGCTGGTAATTTTAGATGGTTTAGGATTACAAGTATCTGACCCTGTTGAAACTAAAGAAAAGAAAAAAGAGCCTTCCAAAAAGAAGACTCCCCAACGAAAGTTTTAATCTTTCATTCCGTTCTTAAACCATGCGTAGGATTCATAACCTACTATATATGCCAGTAGTCCAGCGATAATAAGCAGAAATATTTTAGAAAGTGGCGATCCATCTGAATCTAACGCAAAATATATAATCGCACCTGCTAAATAGAGAAAAAATAGGTTAAGAATTATCTGTAGAATTTTCAAAATTATTTTTTTCATTTCCTTTTTTCTTCTTTGACTGCCTCATAAGCCAAACTATTCCGAGAGCTATTCCAACTGGTGGAACTATAAACAAAAATATGAGGGCAACTAACCCCAGTCCATATTTTGGTTCTCTTCCTAGTAAATCAGTCATAAATTATTGATTAATGATTAAATCTACCAATAATACGATATTAAAAGTGGTTTGTCAACTGCGCATAAAACTGCTATAATATTTGTAACTTAATATCTAACCGACCCAATACGGCGGCTCGAAAGAGTCGCTGTTTTTTTATGTTCACAATCACCCCAGAATTCATACAAAAAATGAAATTACTAAAGGAAACTTTGGAGCGGTTACGTAGAATTTCTAAAGCAACTAAAGTTTTAATCAATGGCTCTCGATAAACCAGAAAAAGCAAAAAAACTTCTTGACCTTGCCGAAGAACCAGCTTTGGCTATTATGGATGAGTTGGATACTATTAATGAAAACCTTGAATCAGTTCAAGAAATTTTTGATGATCTTCCACCGATTGAAAAGATGGAACAATTAAAAGGTGAGAAAGGTGATAAGGGGGACAAAGGTGAGAAAGGTGATAAGCCAACAGATGAAGAAATTACTAACCTAATTCAACCATTAATTCCTGACCCAATTCCGGGTAAAAAAGGTGATAAGGGAGATAAAGGTGATCCGGGTAAAGACGCTGAGCCAATAGATGAAGATTTAATTGTTGAACGAATTTTAGAGTTAATTCCTGAACCTGAACCGGGCAAAGATGGCTCTCCTGATACAGCATTACAAATTAGAGATAAACTAGCGAGTCTTCCAGAAGAGGATAAGTTAACCATAGCGCATTTAGGGAGAGTTGAAGAAACAATTTTTACCCCGTTACTGAATCGTGCTATTGGAATTCTCGATCAACGTACACAGTACTTATTAAACAAACGTTCTGGTACTGCCTTAACCTTAACAACAACTGGGACGAGTGGGGCAGCAACTTATGACCCGAATACTGGTGTTTTAAATATTCCACAATATTCTTCAAGTGGCGGTGTTGGTGATGGTGATTATGGTGATATTACTGTTTCTAGTAGTGGTACAGTCTGGACTATAGACACTGGTTTAAATGCAAACAAGATTGCTGACGGTTCTGTCTCAAATACTGAATTTCAATATTTAGATGGGGTTACATCTTCAATTCAAACTCAACTTAATAACAAACAACCTTTAGACGCTACATTGACTGCGTTGGCGTCTTTTAATACGAATGGGTTATTAACCCAAACCGCTACTGATACATTCACCGGCAGGACTGTTACAGGTACATCTAATCGAATTACTGTAACAAATGGAGATGGTGTATCTGGTAACCCTACTATTGATATTTCTTCTAGTTATGTAGGACAAGCTACTATTACAACTCTCGGCACTATCACAACCGGTACATGGCAAGCCACTAAAGTTGGTTTGGCTTATGGTGGTACTAATGCTGATCTTTCGGCTACTGGGGGAACGGGGCAATATCTAAAACAATCATCTGCTGGTGCAGCAATTACAGTTGGAACAATCCCGGCTTCTGATATCGCTTCCGGCGCAGCTCTTACTAAAACTGATGATACTAACGTTACTCTAACTCTCGGCGGTTCTCCGACATCTGCATTACTTGCGGCAACTTCAATTACTGTTGGTTGGACAGGTCAACTGGCTTTAAGTCGTGGTGGTACTGGTGCAAACTTGTCTGATCCGGGTGCTAATGCTGTCATGGTATGGGATGATACGACAAATGCAGTTCGTTTTGCGACATTATCTGGTTTATCTTATAACTCTGGCACTAATGTTTTGACTGCTTCTGGTAGTGGCGGAACTCCGGGTGGATCTGATACTCAAGTTCAATTTAATGATGGTGGCTCTTTTGGGGGTGACGCAGGATTTACTTATAACAAAACTACTGACACATTTACTGTTGTTAATGGCGTATTTACTAAAGCAAGTATTGGTACTACTATTGACGCTAATCGATTGCTATTAGTTCAAGGTGATGTATCAGGTGGTATTGCTACATTTGAACGTACTAATGCCACCACTAATGCCGTTGTTGGAACTGTAATTATTAAAGGAACTTCAACTGGTGATATGGCGGATGGATTCGGTTCTGCTTTTCAATTCGCTATTCAAGATACAGCAGCAGTTGAAAATTTAATTGCCGATATTCGTGGTATTCGAAACGGTGCTGATAATACAGGTAAATTAACCATTTCTACTAGTAGTGCTGGCTCTATGGCAGCCCGTTTAGATATTTCTACTTCTGCAGTTTCACCGGGTAGTAATGACGGGCAAGCTCTTGGTACAACCTCTTTGCAATGGTCTGATTTATTCCTTGCCTCTGGCGCAGTGATCAATATTAATAATGGTAACTGGACTGCAACTCATAGCTCGGGTGTTTTGACTGTTGGTACTAGTATGGATATTCGTATGACAACTGCAGGCACAAATTCTGCTTCCGTTGTGACAGTAGGTGGAACTCAAACTTTAACTAATAAAACTCTTACATCCCCAGTAATTTCAACTATTGTTAATACTGGTACTTTAACCCTACCAACTTCTACTGATACATTGGTCGGTCGTGCTACTACTGATACTTTGACTAATAAACGTATTACTCCTCGAGTTAGCACAACCACATCATCGGCAACACCAACAATCAATACAGACAATGTTGATATGTATGGTTTAACTGCTCTAGCTGTAGATATTACTTCATTTACCACCAACTTGTCCGGTACTCCGACAGATGGACAAAAACTTTGGATTTACATTGTCGGTACTGCAACCCGAAATATCACTTGGGGAACTTCTTTTGAAGCCTCAACAGTGGCTTTACCAACTGCAACAAATAGCACTAATCGTCTTGATGTTGGTTTTGTTTGGAATGCGGCAACTTCAAAGTGGCGTTGTGTAGCAGTAGCTTAATGATTAATTATGGCTTTTTCATCGAAAACTAATCAACTAACTGGAGGTTCTTCAACAGGGAACCTAGCTAGCACTGATCCCGGCTTTCAACCAAAAGCCCTGTTTACATTTGCTGGTTTACAAACATCTGATGGTGCAGCTACAGACGCCCAGTGGAGTCTCGGTGTGTCTGATGGAACTAATACTCGGAGTGCAGGATGGAATAGCGATCATAACACGGCGAGTTCTGATGTTACTCGTTATTTTAGTTCGACTGAACAATTGCGTTTAATGACGGCTGGTTCTATTACTGCCAATGTTACATCAACACTGACTAGTTTAGACGCTACTGGTTTTACACAAAACTGGACAACGCTTACAACTACATCTCCTAAATATAATTATTTAGCATTGGGTGGTTCAGACTTATCTAATGCAAAAGTTGGAAGTTTTTCCGCTAATGTTTCCACTGGTAATAAATCTGTTACAGGTCTTGGCTTCCAACCAGACATTGTATTTTTGTTTGTGACATTACAGACTGCGGCTGGGTCTTCAAATAATAACTCACAATATTGCTTTGGAGTGATGCATTCGAGTGGTCAATGGGTTATGGGGGGTAAGGCGCAACAAAACCAAGCCACAATGAATACTAGTCGCTTCTTTCAAAATGATCGATGTGCCATTGTTCAAGCCACTGTTGCCAATACTTATGTTTGGGAGGCTTCGTACGTTTCAATGGATAGCGATGGGTTCACCATCAATATTGTTACTACAGATGGTTCTGCTTTCTTAATTGGTTATCTCGCTATTAAAGGTGGTCAATGGAAAGTGGGTACTGATACTCAGAAAACTTCCACAGGTACGAAAGATATTACAGGCATTGGATTTACTCCTAGCGGTGCTATTTTCGGATCAGTTTGTGGTACAACAACAGCTGGCGCAAACGATCATTATCGTATGAGCTTTGGTGTTTCAACCGGAACAAGCAATAACACTGCATTATTCGCAGGAGATCAAGACGCTGCCGCAAATGCAATCGCAAGTACTATTATGAGTTCTACTAAGTGTTTAGTTATGGGGACTGAGAACGGAGCTACTCCTACTACTAATGCTGAGGCTGCGGTTTCTGCTATGAGCAATGGAACTTTAACTCTTAACTGGACTACCGCAGACGCCACCGCTCGAGTATTTGGTTATGTTATCTGGGGAGATAATGCAGCCCCGGCAACTGATTATGGTGATTTTTTTAGAATGTTTTAAATAATTTTATGGCTAATATAATCGTTATATTAAAGAAAAAGTCAACACAGGTAATAGTAATGTTATTCGTTCTGTTCGCAATGGGTGGTTATATCTATGGCAAATATGAAACAACTAAAGCTCTAAAAAAGTTACATTGCTCTGACTTTCAAACTCAAGATGAAGCACAGGACGCTTATGAGCATGGTGCAAAGTATTTAGATGGTCATGATAAAGATGGTAAGGCTTGTGAACATTTACCAAAAAATAAAAAAATAGCATGGAAGTTTTAATAGAAGCAGCAAAATCAGGAAACTTTTTATTATTCGCAGTTGGGTTCATTGTCATTCTTTTGGGTGTTATTGCATATCAATGGAAGTATACGAACGATAAAACAGTACCAAAATGGATTTATGAGAAAGAACACGATAACAATGTAAAGTTGATTAACATGATCGAATCTCTAACAAGTAGCACTAATAATATCAGTAAAGGTGTATCGGATTTAACTTTAATTATCCAAGAAAGGTTAAAGCCATGAGCAGCGGAATTGTATTTTTATTACTGATAGTTTTCGGCGGCACTGTTGTTGTAGTGAGTTATTTTGTTATGAGAAAAGTGGGTAATTACGCTAATGGGAGTTTGTCTAAATCAAAGATTATTGATAGAGCTGTCGATAATTTAACTCCCAGAGTTTTAGAAACAATTAATAGTACAAAAAAATTGCATGGAAAAATCAAAGAAATTTAGAGATAGACGGATATTCAAATATACGATGTATTTTGTTTATCTGACCGGTGGAGCATTCTTATTTGCTCTAGCGTTATATTGTTATTTATCTTTCTATCCTTTTAAAACAATCAGCGTTTATAACGCTCCTGTACCTATTTTAAATGATGTACCAGTTCGTATCGGGGAAGCAGTATTTTATGAGGTACATTACTGCAAATTAACTAATGCACCAACTACTACCGCTCGAACTTTAATTGGAGCAGATCCAAAAAACAATAAATTAGTCGTACCTAGTAACCCAACATTAGGCAATACTCTCAAATCTATTTATGGAGACATTAAATATAGAGTAGGCACAAATGGGCAAAAAATTTATGACTATCCATGTAATGCAGAAAATCCTCAAGTGAGACAATCAAGGGCATTCATAGTCCCAAACAATGTGCCCGCTGGTATTTATCGATTACGTATCGTAAGCCGTTACAGAGTAAATCCTATTAGAGAAATCCCTTATGAATTTACTACTCAAGAATTTACGATTGAAGATGGAACGCCTCGTAATCCAGCACCAAAGCCTAAGAATTTATCAGTATTACCGCCTAAGACGATTGAAGTTCAACCAACCGATCAAGCAGAAGTTGTATTGGAAAAAGTAGCTGATCGACAAACAGTTTTACCAAAAGAACTTGAACCTACTATCGATATTAAGCATGAAGAATCTTTAACAATTAATAAACCAACAGTTTGTTTACCAATTGTTGGTTGTATGAAGGAATAAGATGGCAGAAGAAGAGATGTATATTCTAGGGAAAGGGGCATTACCTGACCCGTATGATTATAGAGATTACACCGCTGAGTTGCATTTTGGCGCAGCTGAGCCTATTGATTGGTCAAAACCATTTATGCTCCCTGAGCCAGTTGATTTTAATCAACGTAGCTCAAGCTCTTGTGTTGGTTGTGGTACTCGCAATTTACATTGGCAGTTAAAAAATAAAGATTTCTCTCGCCGTGATATTTATTCACGAATCTTTATATCGCCAGCAGGGGGAGCGTATTTACGTGATGGTGTGAAGCTGTTATGTGATGTCGGTAACCAGACTCAAGACGAATGCCCTGATCCGGTTAATCCAACAGAAGCTCTTATGCGTCAGAAGTCTAGCTTGCCTGATAGTGCAGGAGCAGATGACAAAGAGTTTAATTATTTTGTTGTTAAAAACAACTTAATTGACGCAGTAGCCCAAGCAGTAAGAGACTATGGCGGTTGTATCATGGGAGTTGTTGGAAGCAACGAGGGTTGGAAAGATAAAACAAACCCAAGACCACCAAAAGCAGGAGAAGAATTATGGCAACACTGCATTGAAATTTTTGGCTATTTAATGCGGAATGGGAAAAAGACTCTTGTTGCAAAATCTAGCTGGTGCGGTGGGGGTCACCATATTCATTACATTAATGAGGATTACTTTACATCCGGCAATACTTTTAATGCTTGGTGTGTAATCCCAAAGGAAAATCTAATGTCCACCAATTCACTTATCGTTAAGCGCCAGATTGGTACTTTGCCAAATGGTCAGCCTCAATGGGAATATGGAATTTATGATCCAGATACTAGTGAGGACGGATTAATTGGCGATTTGCGCAATCGAGGAATTCAGCCACCTCTAAAACCAGATGGTAAGCTGGATTTTGAACGAATTGATCAAATGGTCAGTGGTGTTATTTCACCAATTAAATAATTAAAAAGAAATGATTTTAGTATGGATAATGCAATTGCTGCCGCTGTAATTATCGGCATTGTAAACGGCTTTCGTTTACTCAAAGAACAAGATAAATGGGGTTTTATCTTCTTTATCTTAGCGTTGGTAACTGGTTTAATTCTTGGAGCTTTACATTGGTTCGGATTAACTCTCGAAACAGGATTAGTCGCTGCCTTGGCTTCTAGTGGTTTATACCGAGTAGCGCAAGTTTTTTAAATCATTGTCGGTTACAACCGGCTTTGACTAGGGCAACGAAATATTCGTTGTCTTGGTCAGATTAAAAGGAGGTTTTCATGGATAAAAATTTTTACCCAGTTTGTGGCGATGATTATTTTGAAGAGCTTTATGCTCCAAAGGAGGTTACAGTAAAAGATGAGGTTCTGCCCGAATCGAAGACGGACGTACCTAAGGAGGTTACGTCAATTCAAAGGTGTGCAAAATGCACGAGACAAATTATGCCAGATGAAAATAGTGTGCAGCTCTTGGAAAGGGTTTACCATTCAAGCTGTATGCAAACGCAAGTATCCAATTGGATAGGGAGGTGATCCATAATCTCGGAGTTATCCGTCAAATAACATCCTGCCGAGGCTTATCCAAAGCCTTATTACCCTGCCGAATTGCTCCGCCAGTAGCACCCAATACTGGCTTTTTTCTTTTATCCCCAGGATACCCACTAGACAACATGGTGAACAATCGTATACCATACGAAATATAATCCCATGAAAAAATACGACCACTGACTTGACTATTTTTTAGATTAGGTATACATTTGAACGTTATAGAAATATAACGTCAAAACTGCCATCGTATTAAATTCTCGGATTTAATGCGGGCAGTTTTTAATTTTTTAAATTTATGAAACTTAAAGAATACTTCCCGGGACTCCTGAACTATAAAATGGAAGAGGGATCGTCACCGAAAACAATACAAGAATATACTAGGATTATTCATACCATTTTAGATCCTGCTATTGGAGATATTGATCTTGAAGATATCCGTGAGATTGATGTTGGTAAAATTAAGGTTATTGGTAGACAGCATGGTCGGTATGGCGAGCAAAGAGGTGTAGTAACTTTTCGTCAATTACTGCAATATATTAAGAAAACAGGACTTAAGATACCATTCGACTGGCGAGATCTTACATTGCCAAAATGCCCAGATAAAGAGGTGGACGCATTGAGTAAAGATGAGTGGGAAACAGTCAGAAATGCTTTTGATCTAAACTGGATTATTGGTCTTAGGGATCGTGCTTTGGTTGAGTTACTTTGGGCAACTGGTATGAGAATTTCTGAGGCTTTAGCATTAAATCGTGATAGCGTACCTTGGGAAACAAAAGAACTCAGTATCAGAAACGCCAAGCCACCTCATCAAACGGAAAAGATATATTTTACTGATGAAAGCCTATATTGGTTAAGGCAATACCTACAAGTACGTAACGAGACTTTTGATCCATTATTCGTAAATTTAACAGGTCAAAGAGCGACCCCGGGAGGTGTGAGGCGAACGATTCAAACGACTGTTAAGAAAGCCGGAATCGAAAAGCGCATACATCCGCATTTATTCAGAAGCACTTTTGTTACTAATTTATTACAAGGTACTCAAGATGGAGCACCAAATACAGACATTAAAACAGTGCAGGTATTAGCTCGACATCGTAGCGAAAGAACGACGTTGAAGCACTATACTGCAGTTATGAAAGGACGGGCGAAAAAAGAACATGAACGAGTACTTAATCAACCACTTCCTAAAGTTGAGATTGATTTTGTAAAAGAGTTAATGTTCAAGCGAAATTGACATTTGACGGGGATTGGTATAAAATATAGATACTATGGCTTACCCAAGCAAAACTGCCAGAAACAAAGAAATTATTAGAAAATACGAAAAAGGTTGGTCTTTCCGCAAGATTGGAGAGTTTTACAATATCCATCAGAAAACAGTGTATGAAGTTGTTCAACGCTGGCAACCCGTTTATGGTAAAAAACATTTGACGGGGGTTGTGGATAAAGCCTCTTGACAAAGGACGGGGGTTAGTATATACTGTATATAGATCGTTAAAAAACGAATAGAAACAGACAGTATAAACACCTCAGCTTTGGATCAAAACGTGCACCTAGATCGCCACAATGGGCGAAAAGATAGCCCTGCACGCCACAGTCCAAAATTGAATATTTCTAGCGAAAAGCTAAAAAACCAAGTGTTTATACACTTGGTTTTTTGTTTATCCCCACTTGTGGATAATTCCGGCTCGGAAGTTGGCAGAACTTCTAGCCCGAATTGTTCATAAGTAAAGTTGTTGATTAGAAGTTGCCGGTTAAAGGTTGGTTGGCGAGAGGACTGCAATCTGTATCTCGTAACCATTTGCAGAACTACCGGTAACTTCTAGTGAAGAACTAGCCCCCGATAAAAACACTCGAAAACCGTTTGCAAGAGGCGAAATTAAAAAATTTTTCGCCGAATATATTAAGGAATTCTAGGAATAGCCTCTAAACGAGATTAAACCACTAGGACACCTTGCAACGGGAAGAGAGGAAGTTGTGAGGGGGAACTATTGTAACAGTACCCTGTAACAGTATGAGAAAAGTAAAAAAACAATATGATTTCGGCGCAAATCCATATCAAGACGTTATCAGGGTTATGCCAGAAAAAAAGCAATTGCTTAAAGATCACTACAAACAGTTTAAGAAAAAGAACCCAACAGAATTTCTTGATTATATAATCGCTGAATTTTTCACTCCGAATTTGTTTAAGCAGAAAAAATAGCTAGCCAGTGGATAAATCCACTACAGCTAATTGCTCTAAAGACCGGTACATACTTTTGACCGAATGACTCTTTAGGGCAACTAGCTGGAAGTTTGAGCCAGCATACAACTTGAGTGGGCAGGGGTTGAGGATTACTCACCCTCCTCGATAAAAGCATATATAGCTCCTGCCCAAAACAAAAATAAAATTAATAGTTCGCCAAAATAGCGAGCAGAAAGGATTGTATGAAATTAATAAAGGTGAATTTTTATAACACACCTTATAAGACCTACATTCCAAGAAAGGTAAAAAATGTCAACGTACGACAAAAACAACAAAAGGGTAAAAACCTTTAAGTTTTTCTCTCGAGATTGCCGTAAAACTCCAGTAGTAATTCTAATTGCAATTCTATTTGGGTTCACAGTTCTAGGCTGGATTCATGCTTACCAAACAGTAAGAGACGCAGCCGTTAAGAATTACGAAATAGTTAATGTTGTTACACCTCAAAAATTAACGAAGTAAAGGGGGAATCGGTTAAACCGATAAAAGTGCCTCAAATCAAAGTTTCTAATGATGTGATCATCACTAAGATTTATGGATTAGAGAGTACTTGGGGGAAGAATGATAAATGTATTCGTAAAGGAAAAGGAATTAATGGGTTAGGTTTTGGTCAACGAATCAATGTTGATAATTGTTATCCAACATTCGAAGCTGTTAAGTCAGATGTTAATGATTGGTTAAACAAGCGTTTTGCAGAGGGTTATTCATTACCGGAAGCATTATGTTATTACAACACTGGTTATAAACAAGAAACCTGCGAATACTATCAAAATTACTTGAAATTATAAGTAATAAAAATATATGTATTACGAAGAAGATATAACAGAATTTATTGGCGATTCTATGGTCGAGGAATCGATTGATGAAACAGAGCCAAGAGATATTCCATTTGACGCCGGCGATCCAATTAGGGATTACCGCAGTCAAGAATTAAGAGCATTAAGAAATTAGAACATGGTAAAGAAAGTACAAAAAAAGAAACTCCCCGTCAAGAAAGTTTCAGATAAGAAAACTATAACACAAAAACGGACAAATTCAAAGCAAGTACAGCCGATGGCTATGGCGATGATCCCGATTGACCAGATCAATCAAGTAGAAACTTACAAAGGGAAAATGAGTGTTGTACCAACACCATTTACCGAACGTCAGATTTTACAATTGATCTCCCCAACTCCAAAGAATGTGATATTAAAACGTCCGGGCAAAGGCGGAAAGCAATTTGATTATTTGCCGGGGTGGTGGTTTAGAAAAAAACTAAACTTCACATTTGGTTGGATGCACGACTTTGAAATTTTAGGAGAACGCATTGATGGCGATTTCATTACAGTAAAGGGACGTTTAACTATCAAAGACAAAGCTGGTAAAGTGTTAGTTTCTAAAACTGATTTCGGAGGACATCCAGTAACATTCATGAAAGATAAACCGCATAAACCGGAATTTTACTTGGATATTAGCAACGACTTTAAAGCGGCTTCAACTGATTGTATGAAGCGTTGCGCAGTTCAGTTAGGTATTGGACTTGATGTGTATTCCGCTGGCGAATATGCTAACCCAACTCAACCAGAAGCTCCGGCTGAAAGTGTTGTGGTAGAAGAAATGACTCAACCGATAGAGCAGGTAGTTCATAAGGCAGAAGTTATAGAAGCAGAAGCAAGACCAGTTGCAAAGAGAACTAACTTAGAAGCATTGAACACTCGTCTTGAACAACTTGGCTATAAATCAAATTCGACAAAGGCAGAGTTTGTAAGCACGAAAGCGAAAATGATGATCTCAGCTACTAAATGGTCGAAGCTGACAGAGGGCGAAGCACAAATGCTGATTGCAGTATTGAAGAAACTAAATATTAAGAAATAGCATGGCAGAGTTTGAACTTAAAGAATTATATAAAGGGAGAGTTAAGGTAAAGTTTTACACTAGCTCTCATCAATACTGGATTAGCGTTGATGGTGCTCCATTCAAACGAGCAAGTGGTGTTACAACATTTATCGGAATTAAAGATAAATCTAAACCGCTTGGAATGTGGCAACAGCAAATGACTGTTGATAAATTATTAGAATTTATTGCTGCAGGAATTAACATTGATGAAGAAAAAGCGATTGAGGCTTGTATCCAACATGAACTTTATTTGAAAGAAGCGGCAGACATTGGTACAGAAGCTCATGCTTGGTTTGAGTCTTATATCCGTCACAAATTAAAACAGCCGGGCTATAAGAATTTACCGGACATTCCAAAATTCCCTGAGGCTGTAACAGCTGTAAATGCTTTCTTTGACTGGGAAAAGAAAAACAAAATTAAATTTGTATCCACCGAAGAAATTGTATATTCGCTCGAACACGGATTTGTAGGTATTGAAGACTTAACTTTGCTTTCTGATGGTAAGTTAATGGATGGCGACTTTAAAACTTCTAATGGTTTATATAACAGTGTTCGTGCGCAAACCGCAGCTTACACAGTAGCCCGTGAAGAAGAAGCAAAGTACAGCAAGAAGACAGGTCAGAAAAGTCATGGTCGCTGGGCTATCCGATTATCTAAATATACAGAAGAGGAATATTATCGCCGAGAAGAGCGTAAGAAAGAGATCAAGCGGATTATTGCAAAGGTTAAAGGTATTCCTTATAAAGAATTTCCGATTAGACCTTATCAAGTATTCGAAGCGAAGTTTTTGGACTATGGCAAGAGTCGTGTAAATGAAGATTTTGAAGCATTCTTGCACATGAAAGCCTTGTTTGATTGGGATCGCAAAACCGATCCATTCTATGCCGGCGAAGATTGGTAATTAAATAAGTTGGGGGTGGTCGCTTTCTGATAGTCAGCGGTCAGCCATACTCTCCTTGAATTGAGAAGTCCCCCAACCAAAACTTAAATAAAAACAATGACAAAACTATCTCCTCAACAACAACTCATAATGGATTATCTCAAAGACGGCGAATGGCATTGTATGGCAAACCCGGGTTTTTATATGAAAGATGATCGTAAGCGAATTAGCGATTTGAACAAAATTGGTAAAGCAGAGAATTTTGAGATTGAGGGGGCGGTATGTGATGGTCGTTGTGGTATTCAACACCAAGCGCAAATTAAAATGCGTAGATTAGTTAGATCCAAAGGTGAGTGTTGTCGGTCATATCAGATTTTCAAAGAACACGCTCGAGATTGTGTAAATGTGCAACCTAAAGTTGCAAAGTTTTCAGATCAGCTAAAGTTAAATATATGAACGAACCAATCGTTGTCTCGACTTTAGGGGAAATTGCTTATTATGCAACTTATTACCCAAAGCAATTAATTATTTTTGAACCCTATGGCGAGAAATAAAAAATGTGAGCATGAAAACTTAGAAACTTGGGATATTTGTAATGCGTGTGGATCGGCGACCGGGAAATGTACAGATTGCGGAGCAGAGTATTTCGAAGATGATAAAGGCAAATTAATCTTTGATGAATAATATGTTAGATAACATCGAAAGAGGAGACTACCAAGTCGGCGATCAGGTGATTTATTTCCGCAGCAAATGGGAAGCAAATTACGCTTTATATCTCCAATGGCGTAAAGAACAAGGATAGATCCAAGATTGGGAGTACGAACCACAGCCATACTATGAATTCCCAATTACTCATGGCGCAAATAAATATTTACCAGACTTTAGAATTACTAATAACGATGGATCTTTTTACTTGGTCGAGGTAAAAGGTTATAAACAGGGAATGGTTAAGATTCGAAGAATGGCTAAATATTTTCCGAATGTGAAAATTGAACTTATTGAAAATAAGGATTACCGAGCCTTACTAAAAAAATTCGGTAAAATGTTAAATTTTTATTGATATGGATTCTCCAAAATTTAGAGCCAGAACATTTAAACATTATACCGACCCTATTTGTAATCGACTTGGATGTTCAAAGAAAAAAGGTAAAATCGAGGGGAAAGATTCAAATTACTGCTCATTGAAACATTTACTTGCTAAGCCACCTAAAATTGGGAGTAAACTTTTTGAAAAATTATTGAGTAAAGAAAAACAAATTTTAAAAGAACTCGATCGACTCATGCCGAGAGATGAAGATTGGAATTTAATATGACAAATATAAAAATAAATGATAACGAAAAAAAAGTTTTGACTCATTTAGTTGAAATGGTAGAAGAAGATTATGCAACTTATTTTAAAAATATTGCTAGTCATACTGGCTTAGATATTAAAGTTGTACGTAGGGCTTGTCGATCACTTGCTCGTAAGGGACTTGCTGTTTTCATGAGAGGATTATTTGATGATGATGGAATGGTAGCTGGATCTGGTTACGGCTCAACAAAAGCAGGGCGTAGATTAATTAATCCGTGTAAGTCTTGTGAGGGTGTGTCTGAAATGACTACTGAGGAATGTATAGAATCATTTATAACTAAAATATTTGGACGTGAAATTAAGCCCGAAGAAAGAGCAAATATTAATGTAAATTTATGAAATTCCGAACATTCCTAGCCATGCCAATTTATTTTATCGCTACAATCTTTATTGTAATTGCATGGATTATTGGCGGCGATGAAATGCAAGAATTTATAAAATTTCATTTAATGAATATTCCACTTGATTAAATATATGAAAAGATTAATAGACATCCTAAAAAGTATATTCTACTGTGCTTTATCTATAAGCCTTATAGTTAGTATTTCATGTTATGCAGATTTAATATTCCCGGAAGAACGACCTATAATTCAAGATTTAATGCAGGAATGTAACGATGTTTGGCATGGCGGATTTAAAATGTATCCCAGTGTTTGGGAAGAGCCGGAATATCCTTAGCTTTCGCTACCCACACCCCTTTCGGGGTATGACTGTTCAGGGTTCTGATTATTTTTCGGTCGCAGATTGGCTAAGGCTGTAAAAGAAGTAAATAAAGCATTAGAAAGATATATTTCGCAAATACAATGTGAATGTGGTTGTCATATCGATAAAAACGTTGACAAATATTAGTAAACAGCTTATAATATTATTAGATATATGCTTATCCCCGTTCGGGGATGGGCATTTTTTTATTAGTAAACAAAAAGACAATGAAACTATCCCAAATAGTGGACTCTAAGGCTTCTTTAGAGAAACTGGCTCAAACAACACTACCAATCAAAATTGCTTATCGTATTGGTAAAATTATCAGTCAATTCAATCCCGAACTAGAGTTGTTTGAAGAACAACGTCAAAAACTGGTTAAACAGTATGGGGAATGCTTAGACGAAAAGGCTGATCGTTGGGAAGTAAAACCAGAACTTAAGGAAGATTTTTTTGCAGAACTCGACGAACTTAAGGACGCTGAGGTTGAAGTTGGGTTTAGTGATGACAAACCAATTAAAAAGATTAAAGTATCAGAACTTGGCGATATTAGCTTACAACCGGCTCATTTCGTTAATCTTGATTGGTTATTCGATTTGGAAGACTAATTTTCGGATGGTGTGGGCATAGTCAGCGTAGCTTTGACTTACCACTAAGTGAGCTACAAGCCATCTGCTGCAATTTACATTTAATAATTAAATAAAAGGGAGACCTAAAGTTATGTTTATCCTCGAAGACGAAGAAAACACTACTGGTTCTGACGCAGAAGAAACTACTACTGCAGAAGAAAACCAAGAAGGTGCTAGTGAAGATTCCGAAGATTCTACTGAGTCTAACGGAACTGCAGAATAGTTTATTTATAAGCGGCGGAAAACTCTAGACTTCCGCCTCTGATCAAATAAGTTATATGCGATGTAATAAAGTTTCTTACTCAAGAGAAAAAGCACATAGAGCGCAAAGAGCAATCGCTCGAAGTGGTAAAAAGATGAGAGCTTATTTATGTAATATCTGTCATAAATATCATCTTACAAGCGATTTACAACCTTGGAGGTAAAGTCGCTTAAATAAGCATTAATCAATAAGTGATAACATCATGGCTGCAGAAACAAGCGAAATTAGAAAGAAGACCCGTAGGGTTAAAGATCATATCATTAATCAGTATTTAAAATTGGCGGATCGAGTTGATGAAAAAGGCTCATCTGACTTATCTGATAATGAAACGGCGAAGTATTGGGAATTAACCACAATCTTTGCTAAGAGTGTATTGCCTCGTACTCAAGAACATTCCGGCGATCCTGATGGTGTCCCTCTTCAACACGTTATTAATAAAGTTAATTATATTGTGCCTAAAGACCCAAATGAGACTGAACCAGTAGAAGACTCAGAAGAGACGCAAGAAGAAGCCAATAATGAATCTACCAATGGAGATAACACTCAAGCCGACATGGAAACAACATCTAGCGTACCAAGCTCTCAATAATCCCGAAATTGAAGACGTCTTTTTAGGAGGAGGAGCTGGTGGTGGTAAGAGTTGGTTTATTTGTGAATCTCGATTAGAGAAAGCGATACGTTATCCTGGCTATAAATCATTTATCGGTCGCCAAGAGTTGAAGCGTTTAATGCAATCAACCTATCTGACGTGGATTAAGGTTTGCAGATATCACGGACTTCAACAGGGTGTAGACTGGAAATTGAATGGTCAGTATAACTACATTGAGATGGCGAATGGTAGTCGTATCGATTTGCTTGACCTTAAGTATTTACCAACCGACCCACTGTATGAACGCTTTGGATCATTGGAATATACTGACGGAGCTATTGAAGAAGCCGGCGAAGTTCACTTTTTGGCTTACGATGTACTCCATAGTCGTGTTGGTAGACACATGAATGACGAGTTTGGTATTCGTCCAACGCTGGTAGTAACCGCTAACCCTAAAAAGAACTGGGTTTATAACATATTTTATTATCCTTGGAAAAAGGGTGTGCTACCTAAAGCGATTGCTTTCATTCAATCCCTGTATCGTGATAATGAACATACAGCCGATAGTTATGGTAAGCAGTTAGCAAATATTAAAGACAAAGTTACTCGCCAACGCCTGAAAGATGGTATTTGGGAGTATGAAAATGATGATGGTGTGTTAATTACTTACGATAACATTTTAGATATTTTTACCAATCCGATTATTGAAAGCAACGAGAAGTACTTAACAAATGACGTTGCTAGATTCGGTAGAGATAAGATCGTTGTCTATTGTTGGAGAGGGTTACATTGTTATCGCCAGTATGTATTTAAGAAGCGTGGTTTAGAATGGCAAAAGGATAAGTTAAAAGAAATTGCTCGCATTGAGTCAGTCCCATATAGTCACATAATGATTGATGAAGATGGTATTGGTGGTGGACTGGTTGATGGTATCGAGGGGGTTAAAGGTTTTGTTGCTAATAGTAGTCCAATTGAAATTACAACTAAAGTTAATGATGATCCTAAGGTTGATATAGCGCAGAAGTTTAAATTACCGAACTTCAAGAATCTAAAATCTCAGTGTGCTTATGAATTAGCTAAACTAGCTAATGCTCACGAAATAGTAGTAACAATAGATCTAGTTACTGAACCCGAGGGAGACGATGGCGAAACGGATATGCCAACTCCTGAATCTCTGAAAGAGATGATCATTCAGGAACTTGAACAGATTAAAGAAAAAGACCCTGATGATGACGAAAAGAAGTTACAGATTATTCCGAAAGAAGATGTTAAAGAATCAATCGGACGTTCGCCTGACTTTACTGACCCAATGATTATGAGAATGGTGTTTGAGCTCAAAAAACAACAGGTAGATGAAGAAGCTGAAAAAGCTGAACGTAACCTAGCTCGTTTAAGAAATACAACTAATCAAGCAAAATAATGAGTAAAGCAATACAAGCAACAATAGTTATCGGTGCAATCACTGAATTAAGTGATGATTTAATCGATCAGCATTCTATTCTTGAATGTGATAAACACGTCAGAGTTGTTAAAAATCTCAAAGAAACAATGTTACATACATTGCGCAAGCAAGCAAAAAGAATGCAAATTACTGATATTAAGTTTGAGGTAGTAAATTTACCAGATAATAAATCTATTACAAATGAAAGAAGCAATTAAATTAGCCATAGAAAAAGGTGAATACAGCTTTCCTGACTTAGAAAATAATATCGTTGTAGTTAGTAATGCTCGTGCGTTTGGTAAGGCTACCGCTCACAAAATGCAATTAGCTTTTATTGCTCAAGACCCTCTATTCTGGCAAGCACTTGGTAAGGCGTTAGGGTGGAGTGAAGAAACTATGGTTCGCTATTTGCACATTAAAAAAGTTGAGAATACCGAGGCATATTACTCTACTGATGAATCTCATATTTTGTCTCAAGAATGGTTATATCGTTCACATCAATACTTCGACCTACTAATGACAGGTGGAGATACTGAAAAGTTTTGGAAGGAACTATGTAATGCCTAAAATAACTGACCCCGGAGAAATGGATATTATTCGAGATACATACTTTGAGGGTCAACCTCAGAAGATGAGCGAAGAGCAACAAACTGAGGCTTGGGAACGAGCCGAGGCTAAACGTAACAACAATAACCAAAATCGCTAATGGACGTTAGAACACTATCAGATAATATGGCTCGTATAGTTGATATGCTTGGAACTCTCAAGCCATACGAAACTATGTCTATTCAGGCGGACGCTCAAGGTCGCCCAGATAGCTTTATCATCTCTCGCAGTACTAAGATTATGCTTACAGTTCATAAAGAGCCAGAGTATAAAGCTAGTAAGCCTAAGCTGGCAGGAGAATAATATGGTAATAGATTTTAAAAACGCTGAAACTATTATAATTGATACAACTCCTACTAAAAATGGTACAAAGGTAAGTATTGGGTTTTATAAGGGTAAGCATTTTACCGAACATACATTTTTAGCTGACCATAAAGAAATTCCTATATCTGGTTTTAGAGAGCCTATGCATTATTTCGAATTTAATAGGGGAAAGTAGCTTTGGACAAAGAAACAGCAAAAGCGCATTTTATTGCCCGGGCGACAAGACATTTTGATACTCCACAGATCAGAATGGAAGCAGAAGAATTATTTGAACAAAAATGGGCTGAATCTCACCCCGAAAGTTTGCAGAATGACAAATAATCTGCTATAATAGTCTCAACTAAATATCTCACTCACCGAATACGGGAGTCGCATTATGCGGCTCTCTTTTTATTTGCATGGCTACCAAACAAAGTTTGAAAATATTTACCGAATTAGCCCAACTCAAAACCAATTATGAAACTGGTTTTGTTGAAATTATTCCGGGGCTGAAATATAGCCAGACAAAGATTTTGAAAATGATCGAGTTCTATTCGAACTCAATGTACATTGAAAGCCAATATGACGCTCAAGGTAGGGAAAAGCCATTTTACCAGATTCTAAATGGCATGGTGATTGTGGAAAACGCCGCTAAAGATATTGATACAAAGGATATTCAAGTTACTTCTGATAATGGTCAATACGATCGTTCGTTCATCATGTCTAAGGATATCTATGAATGGATGAAAGCTACTAAATTTGCCAAAGTCATCAATGAGATTAAAGAACAGCACTCTCGTTATGGTGGTGTGCTTGTGAAGAAGTGTGTTGAAGACGATAAAGACGGTAAAGAACAACTTTATATCAAGTGCGAAAACTGGAAGAACATGATCACCGACCAGATTGATATTCGTGGCGGTGCTAAGATCTCTCTGCATTGGATGTTACCTAATGAAATTTTAGAGAAGAAAGACGTATGGGATAACACAGATGAAGCGTTGAAGTTGCTTAGTAAGACTAATAAAAAAGGCGCAACGACTAATGCTCGTTTGCCAGTCTATGAAGTTCGTAATTATTTCCCTCGATCATTTTATAAGCAATATGAAGCAACGAAAGGTGAGGAAGTTACTCAAGAGATTTCTAAGGAAGATGAAACTGACTACTCGTATCAACTTTATTATATTGCCGGCAATGCTGGTGATAAGCAGGTTATTATGTATGCCGAAGATGATACAGAAGATGTACATAAATATTGCGCTCGCAAAGAAAAAGCTGGTCGTGGCTTAGGTATTGGCGTATTCGAAGAGGGGGAACAGGCACAAATTTGGACTAATGACGCAGTACAAAAACAGACTCGAGCTTTCGACTTAGTAAGTCGTGCTTTAGGACAGACTGCTTCTAAGAAATTAAAGGGTCGTAACATGGTCACAGAAGCAGATCATGGAACTATTCTTGAGCATGAAGATGGTAAGCCAATTACTGCAGTACCTCTTACTCCTCCGGGTGGTATGGCACAGTTCGAAAACATTATCACTCAATGGTTTCAACAGTATGAACGTGTTACTAACTCATATAGCTCACAACGTGGAGAAGCTCCTCCATCTGGCACAGCTTTTCGTTTACAGGCATTAGTACAGCAACAATCTGATTCTGTATTCGTAGATTTGAAAGAAGACCTAGAATTATTTATCGTTGAAATTTTTAATGATTGGATCATGCCTTGGTTGGCTGAACGGATCAATAAAGCTCATCTATTGAGTCATGAATTCTCACCGGAAGAATTAAAGGAAATTGATCGTAATTTTGCTTTGAATCGTGCGAATCAGAAAGCCAAAGAAATGCTACTGGGTGAAAACCCTCAAATGGTTGCTCAAGCAGATTATGAACAGTGGATCTCTGACAATGACGAATTGATCAAGCGTACTAAAGCTGAACGTTTCCTTGAAATTCCTGAGAATTATTACAAGGATATTGAATCAAAGGTGACTGTAACAGCTGGTAATGAATCTCGCAATAAAGCAGCGGTTCTTGAAAGCATTACAAATATTATGGCTTTGTACGCAAAGAATCCGCAGTTAGCAACTGATCCTGTATTGAGCCAATTGTTTATGCGAGCAGTCGAGCTATCCGGTGCTGGTATATCCCCAATTAATATTCTTTCCGCAATGGCTGAATCCGCTAAAATCCAACAGCAAAATCAAGCTATGGAAGCCATGAATGCTGAGGGGGCAGCTCCTACTCCTAATGCGGCTATTCCAACACCTGTACCTCAACCTGAATCAGTAACACCAGTCGCAAATGGATAAAAGAGAAATATTACGCCAATTTTGGAACGACAAAGCAACAATGGCAGTGGTGCAAGAGTTTATTACAGATTCACTTAAGGATTTAGCAGTCGAAAAGGCAATGAATCGTGATGATACTTCCGGGATTGCTGACGCCAATGACGCACTTAATTTAGCTTTTGATCAACTCGATGATTTATTTGAGTCAAAAGAAAACAAATTAAACATCAACGAAGCTCGTTGATAAAGGAAATATAAGATGAAAGGTTCATCAACTGGCGGCGCAACATTGAAGTCCGCTAAATCAGTTACAAAGAAGCAGGGTAGTGGTGTTAAAACCATGACTACCAAAAAAATTACTTCTGCAAAGAAGGCAATTGGTGGTAAGACAAATAGCAAGTCTAAGACTTCTAAATTGACTTCCGCTGCAGCTGCATACCACAAGAATCGTGGTCGCTAGACTCTAGCAGATTCTCCTATGGTACTTATAGGAGTTTCTAGTGGAGTTTATCCATCGAGTTATCATTCTCTGACAAAAATGACTATAAACCTAACCGCCTAGTGTATGGCGAGAAAGCGACAATAAAATGTCTGATGACAACAAAGATCCAAAGGATGAAAATCTCGAGGACGATCAAAACCTCAACGAAGAGGAAGACGATGAGTTAGAAGATCTTGAAGACGATAACGACGATCAAGATGATGAAGACTCTGAGGATGACGACTCTGACGATGATGGCGGCGATGACCAAGACGAAGATGACGAGAACAGCGAGTCTTGGAAAAAGAAGTATCTTGCACAAAAGGCTATTAATAAGCGTTTGTCCAAGAAAAAAAATAAATCTCAATCTGATCCTAAAGATCAGCCTAATTCACAAACTAACGCCCCTGATCCTGACGAGCTGAGGTTAATTGCCAAGGGTTTATCAGATGAGGAAATAGCAAAAGCTAAAGTTATTGCTAAAGGTAATGATATTTCATTGCTGAAAGCTATAAAAGACCCTTTGTTTCTTACTTATCAGAAAGATCTAAAGGATAAGATTCGCAAGAAAAAAGCGAAACTTAAAACCTCGACTGGCTCTGGTAGCTCTGCTGACACTGGTGTTAAATCAGGTATGTCCGCCGAGGAGCATAGACAGGCTTGGAATGAAAAGATGGGCAGATAGCCTTCTGACCAACACATAAGTCAGGAGGTCAACTAAGATGGCTTTTCCAACTGGTAGCGAAAGCTCCACAACCTTAGCCAATCTTATCCCTTCATTGTGGGGAGAACGTGTCAATGACTTCTTTAAATTGAAGTTAATGATTGCGAATTTCTTCACTAATCGAAGTGATGAATTGGCAGATGGTGGTAGTGTCTTATACACTCCTAACCTGACTGAAATGACCGCAGCTGCGAAAGCAAATGCGACTGCAGTAACCTTGAACAATGCAACTGAAACTAAAGTTACTTTAACTGTTGACCAGTGGTACGAAGTTTCCTTTGCTATTGAAGATAAGGAAGCTGCACAAGTTAAGCATTCATACTACATTCAAGAGAAGTATGCTATGAATGCTGGGTACACAATTGCAAAGAAATTGGAAGTTGCTTTGGCAACATTATTCTCCGGTTTCTCTACTGTAGTTGGTGCTTCCACAACGAACATTGCTGACTCTGATATTCGTGCCGCTATTTCCGCCCTTGAAAGCGTAGGTATCGACACTACAGAAGATGTAGCGTTCTTCTTCTCTCCTGCTGTTTTCTGGAAGCAATTACAAGGTATCGATAAGTTCTCCCTTGCGATTAACTCTCCAGTAAACGATCCAACAGGAAAACGTCCAACCGCTAGTTTGTACGGTATCCCAGTATATATCTCAAACAATATCCAATATGTTTCTGGTACAACTGGTCGTTACAATGCGTTAGCACATCGTGACGCTCTTCACTTTGCAACTTCTCCTTTGGGTGAAGGTGGCTCAATGGATGGTGACACTGGTACTAACTCAATGGTTGGTTCGATGGGTGTGCGTGTACAATCTCACTACATTCCTGAATATCTCTCAACTCTTACTACCGCAGACTTGCTCTATGGTGTAATTGAAAACCGGGATAATGCAGGTGTATGTATTGTTACACCAGCCTAGTCTAAACAATCTAATTGTCTTCCCTCGGCTATTAGCCCAAACACTTTTAGCTGAGGGATGTTTGGAGATAATGTTATGGGTGGCGTACAAATTTCACCTGATATTAAAAAAACCTCAGAACAAATCAATATGAGGGGTGACAAGGTTAAGCCTTTCACTAAACAAATTATTCAGCCAAGAGAGCCGGAGTATGTGCCAACTGCAGAAGAGCAAGCCGGTGAGGTTGTTACACCAATTCAGGAAACAAAAACTGAGTCAGAACTTCCTAAAGTTGACGCAGAAAACATGAGCGTAAAAGAATTACGCCATTTAATCGAATCTAAAGAAGATGAGCTTGAGGTGCTCAAAAAGCTATTAAAAGATAAAGTTCGAAAGTTGCGAGCTGAACTTGAAGAATTGGAGAGCTTATAATGGAAATTGTAAAATATCCAACTCCATCTCTTTTCGAACGATCAAAAGAGGTAGAAATCAATAAGGAATTACTGGAGTTTATTCAAAAAATGTTCGAGTTCAAACAGAACTTATCTTGGGGAAGAGCCGTTGGTTTATCAGCTCCTCAAGTTGGACGTAATATTCGTGTTTTTATAGCTTTGGACATGGTATATACCAATCCTGTAATGGAAGTTTTAGAAGACGAAGGCAAGGAAATGAAGCAAGAGGGATGTTACTCACTTGAAGAGAATAAATTTGATTATAAAGTTGAGCGATACAATGCTATTCGTCTGACATGGACGAACCGAAAAGGTGTTGAAAAAAGCCTTATTTTTAGAGGGTTTCCAGCTCAAGTAATTCAACATGAATATGATCATTTAGAGGGTCGTTTGTGTTCAGGAGATAAGAAATAATGAAAGTATATTACATTTCAAGCGGATTGCAGGGCTGTTATCTCGTTCGTTGTTTATTGCCTCTACAGGCTAATGGCTGGGACGGAGATCAAACTGGTATGAACCCAGAACAAATGACTCCTGAGAATAAAGCTCGAGCTGCGCAAGACGCAGATATAGTGGTTTTCCATCGCCCAGAAGATCCAAACAAACTTAAGCTAGCTCGAATTCTAAAGGGATTGGGTAAGAAAATCGTCTTTGATAATGATGATACTTATAAAGATGATGGTGGTTTTAAGTTCAATGAGTTCATGGATAAAGAACGACTTGAAAAAGGTCTTAACTCAGTTAATGAGACAATTGATGCCTTTGTTAAAGAAGCTGATCTCGTGACTTGTTCGACAAAGTTTTTAAAAGCGGAGTATGAAAAATTGAACCCGAATGTTATTGTCCTGCCGAATTGTGTTGATCCATTTCTTTATGATGAACCCCTGCGCAATGAAAGTGATGTGGTGAGAATTGGGATTACTGGCTCTGTCGCAATTACATCTGATTTAGATATCTTAAAACCAATTGTTGAAAAATATCACAATGATAAGCGAGTTAAAATCGTCTTACTTTCCATGCCTCCACAAAAGAATGATAAATACACTCGGGAGCTATATTTTGACGAGTATAAGTTCTGGGAAAGCGTAGATATTGAATGGCAACCATTTGTGCCAATGCACGATTATTTCCGTACTTTGAATGAGCTTAAACTCGACATGATGATAATTCCTAGGGCGGAAAATTACTTTAATCGGTGTAAATCTAACCTCAAGTTTCTTGAGTCTTCAATGTTTGAAATCCCAGTTGTTGCCCAGTCTTTTAGTACTCATGATTCTCCTTATGAACAAAACCCGGAAGACACTAAATATATGCTCATGGCTACTGATTTTGACTCTTGGGTAGAGCAAATAGAAAAGCTAATCACCAATAAACAACTCCGATTAGAAATGGGTAAGAAAGCTCATCAGTATGTTCTAGAAAACTACAATATTGAGGATAGAGGTGTGGATTGGGAGAAAGCGTATGCAACCTTGTTATGATAATCGCCATTGTTCATCACCAAAGTAATAAGCCATTTTTAGATGATTTGCTCAAGAGTTTAGAGGGAGTTAAATATCCGGTTAAGATTTACGAGAATGACCCTGACAATAGCAGATTTGAACTTGGTGTACTCCAAAAAGCCTTAGATGAATTTGACGATGATGTGTTTTTAATCCAAGACTCATGTGAGATTAAAGATTTAAGTTTATTTGATAAAGCAGCGCAGCACACAGGCGGTTTAGCACTCTGTCATAGATTCATGAGCTACTTGGGAAAGTATAAAAGAGAAATATTAAGGCAAATGGAAATTCCGATTGTAACTGATAAAGAGTCTGCTATCCATCACGAGTTGCATTGGAATTCCGATTATATGAGCCGAGATCCTAACTTTATGTACTTGGATCCAATGAGTGACAATGACCAGCGAGAAGAAAAACATGGCAGAGTAAATATGATTCTTGAAAATCAGTGGATTAAAAAATATAAAGCGACATTCCGATGAATATGCAAATTAGAATTTATATAGGTGGTAACTTTGATTGCTTACATTCAGGGCATTTGAACTTGCTTAAGTATGCTAAAGAAATTCCATACTCATGGGTTATTGTATCGCTTAATACCGATGAATTTGCTACTAGGTACAAGCGTAAGCCAACTATGCCGCTAAAAGAGCGCAAGGCAGTTCTGGAGGCGTGTATCTATGTTGATGAAGTGATTATCAATGAAGGAGGAGAAGATAGTAAGCCGGCGATTTTAGCCGCCAAAGCAGACGCCATTCTACATGGCTCTGATTGGCAAGGAGAGGAGCTTATGAAGCAAATGGGATTAACCCAAGAATGGCTTGATGAGCACCGGATTTCTATGATTTATACCGATTATACGGAGGGTATCTCAACAACTGAGTTAATTAAGCGGTCTAGTTTGATAAAATAATTAAAATATGCTAAAATGGAGACACAATATCCTAGAACAGTAGTTTTGGAGCACCCAAAACTTAAACAGCTTTTAGAAGAAAAGCAACAACAGATTTTAGACGGTCGGAGAGAAAGTAACGAGATTGAAAAGATTGAAGCCGAAATGGAATCAATCGACAAGCAGATTGCTGAATACGAAAAACAAGCGGATATTTCTGATCTTGACGAGAAAGCAAAAATTGTAACAGAAGAAATGAATACAGTCTTTGCTAAGATGGAAGAGATCAAACAGGAATTGTCAGATAGAGCTAGAGCGCAAGTTCCGCCTGAGCTTTATGAGCAATATCAAGAACTTGAAAAGCAGAAAGAATTGGCTGAACGTAGACGTAATAAGTTTGCGCTAAAAGCTCAAAAGTATACTGACCGCATTATTCCAATAGTGCGAGCATTAATGAAGCCATTCCTGCAAAATGAATATGAAGATTATGAATCAGTAGCGATAGAAGATGGTGAAGTAGTAGGTAAGATTTTTAATCACCTCGAAGACTGGAAAAAATCTTTTGCTAAGAAAAATAATTAACCGCACCAAGTACGGGCGATCCAAACGGATCGCTCTTTTTTTATGACAATAGAAGAAACAACAACTCTAATTGATGACTTAGTTGATACTAATTCCACTACATATCCGCTTGCTCGAAAGATCAGGTCTATTGGTCGTAATTTAGACAAGCTGGTTAATCTTATTCTTGAAAATGATCCAGCCGCTATTTTTGATGATCCTAACTATGCTGATCTGGCTGAGGGTACTTTAACCCTTACGAATGGTCAAACAGTTTATAACTTAGCGGAAGACGAAAATTTTGCTGATGTTTTGTATGTTACAAAGGTTTTCGTAAAAGACAGTGTCGGTAATTATTACGAATTAAATCGCTATGGTACGAATGACGCCAATATTGCAAGTTCGCTAAAGCAGAATACAGCTTTTGCTATTTTTAACCCCCAAAATTATTTTCGCCAAAGTGGCAAGCGTATAATTCTAGGATTCACCCCAAATTATACTGCTTCAGTTGGTATTTATATTTATTTCCAACGTGCCCCGAAACACCCAACTGTTAGCGATACTTCAATGGAGCTTGGAATCCCATCTACTTATCATCAGTTAGTAGCTTTGATGTGCGCTTATGATTATGCTCGAGCAAAAACGTTAGAAAACCGCAATGACTTATTAGTTGAAATTAGAGAAGAACGAGAAAGTCTTGGACTTCATATTGATAATCAAGAGCCTAATAAGCGAACGCAGATTATTGGCAAAAGGGAGACATTACGCTAATGGCTATTGATAACACAGAAGATCCGGGAGTAACTTTGTTCTGGCAAAGTACCGCTAAAATGAACACTTTAACGAGCCCTTGGGCTGCTTATGATCCATACATTTATACAAGAATTAATAACACTGAAACATAATGGCAACTATCACATCTATCAACGCTGCCACTGATTCGCCATCAAGTAGCGTTGGCATAATCAATACTAATTTTTCTAACCTCAACTCTGACAAGATTGAGGCTACTGATGTTCGTACGCTTACGAATAAAACTATCAACGCTGATAATAATACGATCACCAATATTGGTACTTCCAATCTTAAATCCACTTCTAAGACAGGAATTCTAACTAAGATTGTAACTGGTGCTAAGGGTGACGCAAATGAGTTGGCAAAATGGGATAGCAATGGCGATTTAGTCTCAACAGATGTAACTATTGAAACATCTTTAACTAGCACCTCTGACGTTAAACTTCCAACCTCAAAAGCGGTCGCTGATTATATTACTACTCAATATTCAAACACTAAGACTTTATTTGTACCTGTAACAGCTGGGAATACTCTCTCTAGTGCATACGATACTGCGGTTGGTAACTTTGCGACAAATACTCCTGATAATGGAGAGAATGCGTTCTTTAACTTTAGAGTACCTAACAATTTTAGTAGTTTGGTTAGTGCCAATGTCGTAATGATTCCTGATACTACTGAAACTATCCAATGGGATCTTGCTATTAACTATGGCGTTGTTGGACAGGCTTACACTTCTCATAGTGCAACCGCTACTGACAGCACTAAATCTGTAACTCAAAATATTTTGACCGAAGCGGATATAGCCAGTTCTTTAAGTGGCATTCAAGCCGGCTCATACGTTGGTATTAAATTCACTTCTAATACAACAACTATAAGAATTATCGGATTATACATTAATTATGTCTAAAGTAACCAACAACCAAGATGGTACTTACACCATCGAGCTTGAAGTAACATCTACTGTTACTGAAAGTTATAGCCTAAAAGATCTACAAGAACAGCAAGCTAGTTTACTGAATAAACAAGAAGTTTTACAGACTAATTTAGATAAGACAAATACTGATCTAACTCATATTACCGAAATTATTAACATTATCGAGGAATCAGAACCTCAGAGTCCATAAATAAATAATGGGATCAATTAAGAAAAAATCACTATTAACTTTTGATGGAGGCATACAAACTTCATTAAGAGATTCAAATCCTGAAACAAGTATTGGTGCGCAATTCATCAAGCATTTTGATATTTATAGTGATCCAAAAAAATTAGTCCCTATGCCATCATGGGAAGAGTTTACTACTGAATCTGAAAAGCAATACGGAATCAGAGCAATCGGCGGATTATCTGATACAGTCTATGGAATCGGTAAAGCAATCACTAATTGGTATGGCTCGGAGTGGGCATATCGAGTTAAAGTTACAGCCAATCCTGCTAAACTTCTTGATGGTAATATCCCAGTAGCAATCGATTTGGCAAATATGCCAGCTAATTTTTGGAGTCATGTTAGATCGGATGGTGGCGATGTTCGTATCACTTCATCTGGTGGCGATACTATTCCATGTGAAGTAGAAAATTTTGACGCCACTGCGCATACTGGTCAGCTATGGCTTAATGGTAGTCAAATTCAAACCAGTCCTGCCTCAGAAGCCGTTACTAAATACATTGATGTTGATGGGCAGGTTAATGGTATTGCAATTGATGGTGCAGGATCTAGTATTTATGCTTATTCATTCTTACTTACAGGCGCAAGTCAAACCGTTAATCGGGTTTCTTTTGGGGCTCAGAGAGTGGGGACTCCAGCGAATTTATTGGTTGAATTATATACAAATAATGCAGGTGTACCGGGTAGTTTTATCAGATCACTTGGATCTGTACCTGCTACCAGCATAACAACTGGTGTAACTACAATTAATTTAGATTTTTCAAGTATCTCTTTGCCTCAAGGCGACTTCTTTACAGTATTCTCGTATGCGTCTCCAAATAGCAGCGTCTACTATATCATTTCTTACGACGCTTCTACTGGATCAGGTTATAACTTACTTAATAAAACCACTGCTTACACTCCGGGGACTGCTGGTACGGGTTGGAATACTTTTGACGCTACCGCAACTCCTGATATTGAATTCTCTAATGTAGTTACTACCGCAGCCGTCAGTGATTATGTCTATGTATATTATGGAAATCCTAATGAAATAGCAGTACCAAACGGCATACCGGGATTTGAATATTGGAATCAGCCAACTCATGCTTGGGAAGGCTCATCAATGCGCTTTGCGTATAACTTTGCTGATGAAGACACAATTAATGATACAACCGCCTCTGAAAGATTTACGACTGATCCTGAATTCGTTACTGGTATACTCGGTCAAGCAATTTATACTCCTAGCTCATTCCAAACTGACTCTGATGATGAAGTAGATTTGAGCGGTAATGATATTTCAGTTAGCTTAACTTTCAAACCATCTGCGTATCCGGCAAGCAACTTAAAGATTTTAGGTAATAATAATGGTACTTGGTCAATTGAAATTGATACTACTGGTCATATCCGCTGGACAGTTCATGGCGTAAGCGGTACTACTACTAAGACATCAACAGGGACATTAACACTTGGACAATGGAATGTTATTGATTGTGTTTTTGATTCTAACTACTATATTGCGATTAATGGGACTAAGGAAACATTCTCTGATAACGATGGTAATTATGATGATATTACCACTAATTCAACAATACAAGTTGATACAGGCGGAATTGGATATATCGGTAATATTTGGGGATTTGATGACGATCTCAGCACCGCTAAAATTACTACAAAATACAATTATTTAACTGCAAATAGCACATTCTGGACAATGGGCAGTGAAGAAACATACTCATCTATCATTCCTAATTTTGATGGTGTGCAGGTGTGGCAAAAATCAATTTCTAGTGGCGGAAATTGGGAAGAATATACTCAAGCTGGTCAACCAGTTAAGAGCCTTGATCATTATCCAGTAAATGGATTCGTAGAAACTAATGGCAGTGATTTGTATTTCATTGTTTCTCAACAACCTGATGACGCTGGTTTCTTATTCCTTGCAAAAACTGATGGTATTGATGGATTCGTACCTGAACATCTATTGTTAAGCGTTCTAAGTCCATCTGTTAAAATGCGCCCTACTTCTGATAGTCCAGTTGATAAAAGTACATATTTTGACTATGGAAGTTCAGCCTTGGGCTCAGTAGGAGATCCGGGTAGTACTAATGCGTTCTCAGCTTACTCTAATATTATTTCTTTCACTCCTTGGCGCAACTATTTAGCGATTGGATCATCACGTCGTACTCGAGCAAATGTTGAAATTTGGAATTTAACCGACGCTAATCCTCTTGAATTTATTGACGCAGGTACAGGTAACTTGCGTATTGTTGGTAATGCCTCTGATATTTTATTTGCTGTAGTAGATAACTATATTGACGACGCTGTACTCTCTGCCGGCAATCCTACAATGGAAGTCCGGCAGTATGTTGGTAATGGTCGAATGGACAGTGCAGTTCGTATCAATATTCCAACAACTTATACAGGATGGGAAGACGACTGGGAACGAGCAGTTTCATTCTTTAAGACTCGTAGGAATACTGAAACTTTGTTTTATGCGAAGTTACCAGCGAATGAAGACGCAACAGAGTTTAATCAAGGTTTATGGGCAGTAGGAAAGAATAAAGCCGATAAGCTGGCTTTGTCATTGATGATTGATACTTCTGATTTTGACGCACCAGAAAATATTTATGGGTTTGCTCAACAAGTATTTTATGTTGAAAAAGATGGCGGAATCCAACGTTTAAATACAAGTAATGTCTACTCTCAAACTTCATTATATAAAACACGAATAATGAATGAGGGATACACCCAAGTTAGTAAAAGATTTAAAGGTATTGAAATTGTCACTGAACCACTAGAAGAGGATCAAGTCATTTCTGTTTACTACAAGAGAAGTGGAGCTACTCAACGAACACAGATTTTAGAAATGACTGGCGAGGGAGAAATTGCTATGGAGAAATTGACCGATATTGATGACAACAACCTCGATGAATATCAAGAAGTCGAATTTGATATTGAATCGGTCGGTGGTAAATCAGCCATTCTCGAATTCAATTATAAGTATGAATATACAACAGATATTATCTAGCCTATGACATTCGATGATTTAGAAAAATTAGTTAAAGCTCAGGGAGAAGAAATCATTAGCTTAAACCAAGAGCTGGATCGATATAAGGAGTTTATAAGTATATTCTCTGATAAAATCGTTTTTAATAAAAAAGTTCAATTTTTACAAAAAGTTTACGACAAGAATGATGGTGTCGTGACGGAAATTAACCCTTAATTTATGGCAACTCAAATACAAACTCAAACAACTCCGAAAGAAGTCATCGGCAAACTGCCAGATGGCACTGATGCTTTTGTAGGTAACACAAATCAGCAAAATAATTTTACTGTACCAGTAACAGACATCAAACCTGCTACTTCTTTAAAATTGCCTCAACCCGAAATTCCTGTTGATCACGCTTCTAGTATTGTTGCCGGTGCTAAAGAGGGTCAAAAAGCTATTCAGGGTTACATCGATGAAATTACACCAGCGGAAACTCCACTAGATCAAGAAAGAACAGGTTTTATTAGTCGTCTCAAAACTTTAATCCCCGGACTAACTGGTCGGGGAGAGGCGCAGCAACAAGCCGAAGAAGATCAAGGTGTACCTTTAATGCGTAAGAAATTAGCTGATCTAAATGGGGAAATTGGTATTAGAAGTGCGCAATACGATAAATTATTCTCTGACATGGAAGTTAATGGTCGAGGAGTCCCGTTTAGTGTTGTTCAAGGACAGCAAGGGGCTATTCGCAGATCTCAAGCGGCAGATATTGGTTTACTTCATGCTCGAGCTTTAGGTTTACAAGGAAGTTTAGAAGCAGCTCAGTCATTAGCTGATCGTTCAGTGGATTTAAAATATCAGGATAGAGAAGCTGAAATTGACGCAACGATGAAGCAATTAGACGCTATCGCTCCACTTCTAACTAAAGAAGAAAAAATACAAGCGGAAGCTCGTACTCAATATCTATCTGATAAGAAACAGGAAATACAGGACTTAAAAGATCGTGAGAAAAATAATATCAAATATGCGATTGAGAATAACGCTCAAGATCAATTCTATCGCCGAGGTGGTACTGTTATTCGAACTAGCGATGGTTACGAATTCCATGATATGGCAGAAGCATTAAAAGCTGGTGTAAAAGCTGACTTGAGTAACGCCCCTGTTCTTGAACCTCTTGATGTTATTAAAGCTCGAACAGAAGCAATCGCTAAAGGTACAACTCCTGAATCACAAGGATTTTCAACTCCGCCAGCTAACGGATTCCGTACTGATCGCAATAATAATCCAACTGCAATGACAACGGATGTTGCTAGATCTCTTGGATTAATAGAGGGTCAAGATTATATTGTTGGGGATAAATTCCCGGGTAATTCAAGTCTATATACCGCTAAGTTAATTGGCGATCCAATTGAAACTACTATTAGAGGTTTAGATAATGCAGCTCAAAGTGGACTTGGTGCATTCCGAACTCGTGGTGGTAAACCTCGCTGGTCATATATTGATATGACTGACGCTCAGTGGAATGCGATGAGTGCAGATCAAAAGAAAGCAACTGTAATTTCCATGTATAAGCGTGAGGGTGGATCGGGACAAATGGCTGGTCAAACTCCAACTGATGACAAGACAGCAGTTACTACTTATGAAACTGATGATAGTGGTACAACTTGGAAAGTAGTTACTAAAAATGGCAAAGTTACAAGTCGAACCGAACAAAAAACTTCTGATAAAGTCTCTCAGGACATAATTGATACTGTTGGATCTAATTTACAAAGTGCTGCTGGTGGCGACGGGTATATTAGCCCAGAAGATTACAACGATGGCTTACAGCAATGGGTTGGTCAGGGTTACAGTGCAAAAACATATTACGACAACTATAAAAAATTTGTTAATCCTGCAGATCCGCAAGATTATCATTATTACCCAAACCAATAATGGATATTTTCAAAGGTACAAATATTAAAACTAAATCAACCACTCCGACAGCTGTTAAAAGTACAGTTGCTCCTCGCAGTGGTGGTTTTGATATTTTTACTAAAGGGAGTAGTCGAAGTCGTACTCAACCTACTCAGCAACCAGAGCCAGCAAAACAAACTCAACAATTTGAAGCACCTATTGGGGGTGTTAAAATCGGCGAGAATAAATGGAAAACTCCATCAGGATCTATTTGGGAATACTTACCAGATGGTACTCGCAAAATTACATTGGATAAACAATTTGGTGGTGGTGTATATTTAATCGATCCGAAAGATCCAAGCCGTCTAATTAACCAAGGGCATACTACCTATGGGGGAGTTGAGGGCAAATCCGGTAATGAACGTGATGACATTATTCCGGTTTCTCTTGGCGGTGTTAATTCTGACGCAAATAATATTCGTTATGAAGAATTATTGCCAGAAAGTGAACGCCAACCGGGGAGACTAACTAAATCTGATGAATATCTCCAAGATGTTAATAAGCGTTATAAATCTGGTCAAATCTCGCTTAATCAAGCCAGATTAGAGATTATGCGCTTCAAACAAGATCAAGCTCCGGGTACTCCTAAAACTGACACACTAAGCAATCTTTGGGGTGGTTTGAAAGATGTTGCAAAAAGTATTTTCACTGCTTCTGCTGAATCTAAATTAGATACTCAAAAACAAATTGTTAATGCAGTTCAACCAAAACCAGAACAAGGTATGGAATTTAAGGTTGGCGAAAATTTAAATCCTGAACAGCAACAGCAAGCAAAAACAACTTTAATCAAATCACAAATTAGTGAACAGAACCGACAAGCCTTAAGAGAAAGTACTGGTGCGAATGCAATGGATTTGAAGAAAACTGCATTAGATATTTTTCGTGCTCCTGTTCGTGGTATTGTGCAAATTACAAATCCATCAGATGAAATTGATCCTCTGACTGCTGATCCTAAATACTCAAAAATAATGAGGTTTATTTATGGCGACGAACCAATGAAAGGTTACGCATTGCAAGCGGCGGAAGCAGAAACATCGTATAAAGAAAAAGGGTTTGGTGGTTGGGCAACTCCTCTTGCTGTATTGCAAGCTACTGGAACTGCGGCTCTTGATCTCGCTCCTGTTTATGCGCCATTAGTTTCTTCTGCTAATGAAGCGATCGCCGCTGCAGCTGAACGTTCAGGCACTAAAGCAGTTACTCTAAGCTATAAAGATCTACAAGAGATTACATCTGGCAGATTAACTAGCGGTGAAAAATTCGAAGCGTTTAAAGCAGTGGGTAATGATCCTGCATTTAAGTCTGCATTGAAGAATTTTAAAGAGGCTACTGTTACTAAATCAGAAGATACTTTGCTTAAGCGTATGGCTAATAATCCAATTACTAACATTGGTCGTGCCACTGAAACTACCTATTCTGTAGTTGGTGCAGAACCTAAAGCAGTTCAGCAAGTAATTAAGGCGTTACCAGAGGGAGATCCAATTAGACTGGAAGTTGAAAAAGCTGGTGGTACAAAAGCATTAACCGGAAAGCAAGAAATGTTGGCATTGCCTGAGGGAAATCCTAATGTAAAATATGGCGATGGTTTTACTATGACTGAAAAAGTAAATAAAGAAATTGTGGCTTATAATAAAGCGTTGCGTGAAGTGAAAGAAAAGTATGTTAATGCCATTACTAAGTTTAACGAAAAACCTACATCCGCAAGAATGCAGTCTTTATTGAAGGCAAGAAATTCACTATCTGAATTCCAAAAAAATAATACTCCTCCTTGGGAGTCTTCAAAGCCAGTGCCGGTAAATTCTGTTGCAGCTGTACAAGCTAAAGAATTTCCAACAAAAATCGAAGCTCCAAAATTAACACCTGCGCCAAAAATTGAAGCTAAACCGAGCAAGGATGAGACTGTTACAGTCCCAGAAAAACCAGTTAAGGTTAGCGGTGGCGATACTCCTTCTAAAATTGCTAAGTCTATCGAAAGCAAGTCAATTGAACAAGGATTAACTAAAGGTTATGGTAATTTGGCTGGTTACGATAAAATCACGATTAAAGATCAAGCAGAAAAAGCGGCGCAATTATTTACTGATACAAATAAGGCTTTGCGTGTTATTAAAGGAGAAGATCCCCTACCAGATGGTCTTAGAGGTACTTCTGTCATTACTGCAGCCGAAGAACATATCAAGAAAACAGGAGACGCTAAAATGGCTTATGAGCTGGCTAATTCTCCTTTAGCTTCTGAAACATCAGCAGCTGCTCAAGAATTACGTTTAGCAGCAGAACGAGAGCCTGATGGTATTGTTGCAAACCTAAAACGGATCAGAGAAACTCGAGAATCGTTTATTAAAAAGAAGTATGGAAGCGTAAGCAAGGCAAAAGCGAAAGTAAAAGCAGTAATTAAAAACGAAGTTAGAAAAACAACGCCTAAAATTCAGGATTGGGGCGATTTCATTGAATCAATTAAATGTTAACGTATGCCGGCATTTTGTTTGCTACCAAAAGTAGCTGAAAAATTTAAACAAGGAATGATCTCAGGAGAGATTGACCCGATGAAAC